GTGGCATCATGTCCGTTGCCCGTTTTATCGGTGCAAACTCCGGCGGCCTCTTCGGCTGCGGTCATGTCCCTATACCACGCGATATCGGTCACGTAATGATCTCCGATGGATGCATTTCCTTGACGAAAAAGCTGATCTGGCCCAAATCGGGGCCACGCCAAAAGATGTCGAACTCACCGTCGAACCGGACGAAAAATTCCGTTTGACGCCAGATGAACTTGAACGGCAGCATTTGACCTTGACGGCCCTCCCAGAACGGGGGAAACAGACCGACGACGCCCGCCCTGATCCAAGGCGTCTTCAGCGTCCAGCGGCGGCGTCTTGGTCCGGCATAAGAAATGCGCTGCTCGTGTTCCCCGCTAAAATCCACGATTTTGATTGGATCGGACCGGTTTTCCTGCGCCGTTTCGATGGGGATGTTGGGGAGGCTAGGCAGGTCTGGAGGATAGTAAGCCATCAGACTCGCCTTACCACAAGATTGCGTTCATCCAAGGCGTTCAAAACCATGTTGACCACGACATCTTTGCGTTCGGCAATGGTGTCGGCCACCAATTTTTTTATCTGATCGGGGTTTGTGACGTTGACGATTTGGATTTCCACGTTTCCACCCCCCCCGGATTGGCTGCGACCTGCCGCGTAAGATTCCGTTTCTCGCCTGGACAAGACTCTCTCGCCACGCTGCGCGATGATCGGGACTTCGTCCGGCCCGACCAGACCACCCGAGTGAAACCTGGGTGCCCCCGAAAAAACGGAAGCGGGCACCAACCTGTGGGTCGATGCTGCACCAACGACGCCACCGTCATGCATGATGGCAGCACTCGCCGCCATGCCTGCCATACCTCCTCCCGCGCCTGCCATGCCTGCCCCCATGGCCCCACCCAGAGCTTGCGCCAGTGCCCCGGTGACAGCCTGACGCACGGCAATGCGCGCAAGGTCGGCCAGTATGGAGTTCACCAGGCTTCTCCAACTCGCTTTCCCTGTGGTGACAAACTGCACCAGGGTATCCTCCATGCCCCGGAAAGCGTTGGTGGTGGCGATATCCCAATTTCGGGTTGAATCCGTGACCTCTGCGGAATATGTTTTGAGTGCCTGCTGCATCCCTGCGGACCACTCCTTTCCGGATTGCGTCATGCGGTCATGGGAGTTTTTGGTTGATGCGGCCAGTTTTTCCATGGCCTGTTTTTCGTCGTACAAAGCCCCTGCCAACCGTTCCACTTCCGAGCGTTGCTGGCTGGTGGCCGTGGCCGATAACCGTCGGGTGGCTTCGGACACCTGTCGCTGCCGATCGGTCATGCTCAACTCGTCCTGTTCGATCCTCAAGCTTTCAATGATTCTTTGGTTGGCGACTGCCTCGCGGCTGGCAGCTTCCTGTTCCCGGCGTCTGCTTGGATCCTGAGCGTTCCGGCCGGGGCGCGATCCAGGATATCCACGGCGGCATAGTTGATCAGGTCCTGGTGGATGACTTTGACGGCCATGTCGATATCCAGGGCATACGCCACCGCCGAATAGTTATGGACATCCAGAGTTGGCGTATTGGTGTTGCTGACAGGCACTGGTGTTTGGAAACTGGAAAAATTGGGAACCGGGTCGGCCACGCTCGCCGGATCGGCCCACAGCCCCAGAAACTTGAATTCCAGACCGGGTGCTTTTTTGGTGTCAATCGACACCTTTACCGACCCGCGACACCCGGTCAGGGCATGCTTTTGGCCGTCCATATGGAAATAGAGGGTCAAGGATTTTTCCCCGCTCGAAACCGGCTTGTAGCTGCAATTGACTCCGGTACTCACGGTTTCGCTGAATCCGCACCCTTGGAGCAGAACCCCCCAAGCCGGTACACTTCCCGCTGCGCCGGCACCTGCAAACTCCACCTCCACACCGATCTCGACATGCGTGCCGATATGGATTTCCGGCTCATTGCCCAGGGCAGGCTTGATAATCCCACGCTTGATGGTGTCCCCAGCCATAGGGGTGATCGTTAAAGCGCGGGCCAGAATGGCGTTAGCCCAAGTTTAACATAGTCTTTTTTATTTACTTTATATTCAACAGCTTACACTGTCATTTTTTTTCTAGTGGCACTACAAACCTGCCAATCTTTGATTTTCCAGGGTCAACCGATCATTTTCTTCACCCCTCCTGGACTCATATCAATACCGAGAGTCTGGTAGATGATGGTCTGCCGGTGTTCTGCTTTGGTTGCTTTCCTGACAGTGACAACACCGTGTATTTCATCGCTTTAACCTTTACTGCACGGCGTTTTCGATGAAATATCCCAGATCCGGGGCGGCCACGACCTCTTCCACGCTTTCGCCAACACGAACACGCACACCGCCTTCCAGGCCGATGTCTCTGTCTTCGATGGCACCCGCCACACGCGCGCCGCATTGGGCAGTGAAACCCCAGGTGGCACGACCACTGTTGGCGTTGGCCAGACGATCACGATAAAGCAGGGAGATATGTTTGCCCCAGACGCGCGACATGCTGGCCGTCTGACCTTTACGGGCAGAGTTCATATAGGCCTCACCAACAAAAACCTCCTCCAGTTCATACAGTTCCTTTACGAACTGCATGGTGGCCACACCCTTATCCCCGCTCGTGCCGTGCATCGCCTGGAGGATGGCCGGGTGACGGATAAGTCGGGACCATGCCGGACGACCGACGACCATGATATTGGCCCGCATCACCATGGCATCGAGGGCACCGTAGATCACACCGATAGGGTCAGATGTGGGGTCGGAAAACTGACTGGAACCCGACAAGATAATCTTGTTGCCGGCAACATAGTTGGCCGTGTTGAACACCTTCGCGGCCACCCGCCTTTCACGGTCCAGCCCGATCGTATCAGTCAGGGTCATAACCGCATGGGCGCGGGGATCGTAACCTTGAGGGGCCTGTTTGATGTCGGCGAGAGGAATAGGGTCATCCAGACCGTAATCTCTAGTGACGCCGGACAGCTCGGACATGCCAAATTCGACCTGGTTGGGTCGCGACGTCCTGCCAACAGTCGTTTCCGGGATATTGAAGCTGTCGCTCAGGTTGAACACTCGGTATTTAAACGTTTTCACCCCCAGAGGCGGGGTGCGGGGCATGACATCGTCCGCGATGAAGCGGCCGTTTTTATAAGCGATGGTGACAGCCGTCAATTGCGGGTCAACCGGAAAGGGAAGTAAAGCTACGGCCATGCGCGTTATCCTTGAGTCTGAGACGGGTTGATGAGGACCGTACCGATGTCGCCGGAAACGCCGGAAACCATGGCCACTCCAATGGCACGGTTGTTAGCGCCGGCGGCAGGGGCGGCAGCCACCGCTTTGCCATTGGCATCGCTGGTCAGGAGTGCACCGCGAGTGACGGCACCGCCGAATTCCACCTCAGCGATCCCAGACAGACACACATCCACCCGGTTACCAGCTGCGGCACCGAGATTATTAGCGACCCCCAGAAGGGCGTCGGTTGCAGCCGCCGCCTGGATGACAGTGCCATCGGCACTGTCAAATTTTACGACGCGCCAGGGATTGACCGTCGCGCCGGCGGTAAACGCCTTGGTCAGGATCGGGTTCATTGGGCACCTCCCTGGCTAAGGAGAGTGACAGCGTCGGCAATGGAGACGACGTTGCCGATCTTGCGCTGCGCTTCACAGTAGGCCAGCGCCTGGTCCGCAATAGCTTTGGGATCGGTGGCGGGAGTCTTTACAGCACCACCAGCAACCTCGGAAAAATTCACTCGTTTATCCAATTTCTGGACAAACTCCCGGAACATGTCGGCGGCACTTCTGGAAACCGTTCTGGCGGACGCCCCTTCTCCCTCGGAGAAACTGATGGTTTCATTGCCCGCTTCCAAAAAGTTCAGAATGGCCGCCACCGCAGCGGTTTCCCGGGGAAGGAGACGGCCTTCCTTGGTATGTTGCTCGGCAAAACTGGCGGATCGACGCTTGCGATCTTCCCCCTCCTTGTCCTTGAGTGCCTTTTCACGCTGGGCCAGTTGTTCTTCCCTGGCTTTCATGGTTTTCGCCTGTTCGGCAAACTGGGCCTCTTGTGTTCTCAAAGCGGCTTCACGCGCCAACTGTGTGGCATCAGGTTGCGACGTTGGCGGCTGCTTGGTTTGTTCGCTCATGCTTTTTCCTTCGCTGGGGTTTGTTTCGGTAAATTCGATGGTCACGATCTCAGCGTCTTCGCTGAACGCTACAGGTCGCAGACCTTTGACCGCAGGCGGTTGCGCCCCCAGAAATCCAACATGGCGCAGATACCAGGATCCCGGCTTCGGGTTGCCTGCTCCGCCGGGGGTATAAAAACTTGCCGACACCTTTTTATAGTTTCCAGCCCGTACCGCCTCGACGAACGCAGGGTTCATCTGGTCCAGGCTCGCCTCCAAGCGGTTGTCTTGGACACGCAACCCCTTCACCCAGCCAAAGGCAGGGTCATCGGTCGCAGGATGCCCGATGACTACGGGAGCCTCGTGCAAACCGGGATTGTAGCCCTGGGCAATTTGGTCCAGGTCGGCGGCGGAAAAATCCAACTCTTTACCGTTCATCGCCGTATGGCGACCGGTGCGGAAAATTTGGATGCTCAAGGTGTTGACTGGTGTGTTCATGCCCGACATCATGACGGACGGTGGTCGTGGATAAAAGTCTGATCTGGCCGGGGCCAGGAGTCCGAACGCAGGCGGTTGGAATGGGATGAACGAAATGAAAAAGACAGGGGGATGGTAAATCGAATTCTTAAACGTTTAACTCGTCGTCTGTTGCGTTGTGGCGACAAACCCAGCCTTGGGTAAGGGGTGACCAGGAAACAGGCTGAAAAGGGCCTTTTTTTTCAGGTCAGGCTTTGCCATCCATAAGATGGTCACAAATGACATCGATGGCATACATCGCGTCCGCATCAGAAAACCCC